TTTGAAACTAGTAATAGTATATACACAAATAGTAATCCATCAGGTAGTATATCACCTGCTGTACCTACCTCTTTAAATCAGCATATGATTGTAACCGGATCAGGTAAAGTAGGTACAGGTAGCATGTTATTTAAAGTAAATACAACCACTATAATTAATGACATAACACACAATGTGGGTAACGGTATAAAGTTGAGAGACGGTGCTGACTTTGATGGTAAGGTTAAATCTAATTGGTGGGCTCACCCTGAAGCTACTAACGCTAAACACGGTATGCCAGTTTATAATATTACAATGTGGGTGAAACCTCCAGACCCTTCAGTTATGCCTAATGGTGTAACGGGTGCACCAGGTCAATCACATTTAATAACACGTGATAAGAATTCATATTTTGAGCTTAATATATTAACCGGTTCATTAAAGGATGAAATATATAATCCTAAAAAATTAGTACCACTTCAAATGTTCTTTGGAGCTACTGGTAGTAATTGTACAACATCAGAAAGTCGACAAGCAACAAGTACAGGCTTCGGGCTAGCAGTTGATGCCTGGAACTTAGTATCAGTGCAACAAGAATTCTGGCCACCATCACCAGCTCATATAGGTACATCGGGTTCAAGGTATGATGAACTACCGCCATGGGGACATTCAGCGGCTAAAACAACTGTACGAGTTTATAGACCTGATGAACTTGCGCCAGCTGGATACACTGTAATTAAAAAGGTAGGATACGCTACAGCATCTGTAAATCAATCTGATTGGGCTAGTTTACAAACACGTAATGTAACCAGTTCTATACAGTATAATAGAAGCTGCTATATAGGTGCATCTGGTTCAAGACCACAAGGAGCTCCAAACAATAATGCAACCGCTACAACAAAGTATGGAGCATTCACAGGATCAGTAGATGATGTGAGATTCTATGAATCTAAATTATCTGATACACATATATCTAATTTATATCATTTTCCTCAAATGGATCTAAGAAACACTCCCCCTGTAACAGCATCATTTGATTTATTTGATGATGGTTACGGTAATATAATTGATGAAGCTATCATATCTTCTAGTTTCTTTAAACCGCTAAACTTAGTAGGGTATTATGGATTTAACGAATTGTACACAGTCAAGAATAAAATAAGTTCTTCAGCTGACTCAACCTTACACCGCGGGTTAGGTAAGACTGCTATCAAGGATTATAGCGAAAATAATAATAATGGTGTATCTGACAAGGTTAAATTTACTCCAGGTATTGTAGTGCAGCAGCAGAGTGGATCTATAAAATCAGCTGATTCACTAAACTATTATCATACAAATATACATACAGGTATAAGAGCCAATTTCAACAATAGTGGTAGTATAAAAATACCTCATATACCAGATCTAAATCTTGATTCAGATGACGGATTTACAATAAGCTTTTGGATTAAAATACCTGAAAATCAAATACCTGGTATAAATACTATTGTTGGCTCTTCATTACACTTAACAACAGGTATGGGTGGAAATGCAGGGGGAACTTCAAAGCCATGTATTAATTTACACTCTGGATCACTTGCAGGTAGGGATTATGTTACTCTGATGACTAAATCTGGATTAACATATGAAAAGGTAAAAAATGCAGCTAATGGTGAGTTAGTTACAAAAATTATACAAGGACCGGAAGCTGAGATTTCATACCCGTATCATATAGAATTAAAAAATACCTCTCTAGAGAAAGATAATAAAATATTTATACCAGGCAACACATGTCCAGAAGGTACACATATTAATACTGTTGTAATTCGTAGAAAAAGTAAGACAGGTAATATTTTTTTAGAATCTAAATCTGCACTTACACCATTAATTGAAAATCATGTTGTAATTACTAAGAATGGTACCACTCTATCTATATGGATAAATGGTAAACTTGACAACACTGTAGTTGATAATTTAGACTGTACAGGTAATAATAGTGACTTATTTATAGGTGATACTGGAAGATCATGGGTAACGGGATCTAAGTTGATATCTAATGTAGAGAGCAGCTTTATACCACCTAAAAATCCATTTAGTGGTTCACTAGATGAGATTAGGTTCTACAATACATCAGCAAATGAACAAAATGTTTTATCATTATATGATAATAATCTAAATTCTACTACAGCTTATCAAACTAATAAAGCGGGTAACGTTTTTTATGAACACGGTATGTTGACACTAACTAATAACCATTTAATAAAGTATTTTTCTGGCTCACTTCATCAAGGTACAGCAACTGTAGGTAATAATGTAAGTAAGTGGGATGACGGTGGTAGTGCTTTATTCTCAAATAAATTTAGTTTAAAATTTAAAAACACACGTGAATTATACGAGCAGAAGATTTTATGTAAAGCAAAAGCTTCTGACTTTAATCTATCTACTAACCCGACTTTACGTAAAACAACCAATAATTGTGGTGATATATTATCAATTCAAGAGCTAGCAGACTTTGCTACAAAACCAGAATTTAATCCATACGTTACTACTATTGGGTTATATGATGATTTCGGTAGATTATTAGCAATAGCAAAATTAGCTAAACCGGTACCTAAGCTTAAAAACGTGGATATGACGTTTGTAGTTAAGTTTGATAGATAGCATTACTATTTATTTATAATAAGTTATGGCAAGAAAAATTTCAAAATCAAGAGCTAATGCTATCAAGCATGGTTATCGAAGCGGATTCGAACACAAGGTTTCAGGAGAACTTACTGAAGCTAAGATTAAATTTCAATATGAAGTTACAGTAATTCCGTACATTAAACCAGAAACTAATCATACATATACAATTGACTTTACTTTACCTAATGGTATATTAGTAGAGACTAAAGGTAGATGGGTACTTGAAGATCGTAAAAAACATCTACTCATACAAAAACAGCATCCTGGACTAGACATACGGATGGTATTTCAAAACTCTAAAGGTAAAATTAGAAAGGGTAGTAAAACAACGTACGCAGACTTCTGTAATAAGCATAATATTATCTGGGCAGATAAATCAATTCCAACATCCTGGTATAACGAGAAAACTTAAAATATTGTTTGTTATTAACAAAAGTTTTCGTATATTATTATATGCTTAAAAAACTTCAAACATTACTTGAATCTTTACTTAATAGAGGAAGAGCTCTTCAAAATGATGAGATAGCATTTAATTGTGTATTTTGTCACCACTCAAAGAAGAAGCTGCAAGTCAATCTACGTACTCAAATGTGGCAGTGTTGGGTATGTGGTGTCAAAGGTAGGAGTATTTATCACTTATTTAAAAAGCTAAAAGCATCTCAAATGCATTTCGAGAAGCTAACACAATTCACTGGATATACTCCTAGTGTAGCAGCTACGAAATCATACGATACCATATCATTACCTGAAGAGTTCAAATCATTTATACATGTAGATAGCAGCAATCCAGAATTCTGGAATGCACTAGGTTATTTAAAAAAACGCGGAGTATCTCGTGAAGATATATTACGGTACAATATAGGATTCTGCGAGACAGGACCATACAGTAAAATGGTAATAATACCGAGCTACGATCAAGATGGTATATTAAACTTTTTTACCGGTAGATCATATTATAATGATTCAACATTTAAGCATAAAAATCCTAAAGTATCTAAGGATATAATAGGTTTCGGATTATATGTGGATTGGAATTATCCGATAACAGTAGTTGAGGGTGTGTTTGATGCACTAGCAGTAAAACGTAACGCTATACCTCTATTCGGAAAAATAGTATTAGAGAACCTTAAGAAAGCAGTAGTACAAAATAATGTTACTCATATTAATATAGCTTTAGATAGAGATGCACGAGCGAAAGCTCTTCAAAGTTGTGAATACTTTATTAATAATGGTGTGAAAGTAACGTTAATAGATTTAAAAGAAGAAGATCCTAGCGATTTAGGATTCTCTAAAATAACTACATTAATACAGAGTAGCAAGCAACTTACTACGTATCAGTTAATGGAGATGAAGATAAAGGAGAAGATGATTTGAATAAGATTGATGTAGGATTTGATAGAATAGAACATATAGCGCATATAGCTGATGTGCATATACGAAATTTACGACGACATAAAGAGTATAAGCAGGTATTTAGGAAGCTGTATAAGGACTTAAAAGATAACCTTCCAGAAAACTCTCTTATATACTTAGCAGGTGATATTGTACATGCAAAGACAGAGATGAGTCCTGAACTTATTGAAATGATGAGTGATTTGTTTACTAAGCTAAGCAAGATAGCACCTACTATACTTATTGCAGGAAATCATGATTGTAACCTAAATAATAAGAGTAGATTAGATGCGTTAACACCTGTCGTAGACTCACTTAACTTAGATAATTTTTATTATCTAAAAGACAATGGTGCTTATGAAATAGCTGATTGCGTGTTTAATGTAATGTCAGTATTTGATCAACCTGAAGATTATATACTATCTAAAGATATTAAAACAACTAAAACTAAACTAGCACTATACCACGGTTCAGTGGAGAACGCAACAACAGATGTTGGATTCAAGCTACCTGGGGAAGTCACCTCTGATATATTTAATGGATACGATATGGTGCTGTTAGGTGACATTCACAAGCAACAATACCTTAACAATTCAAAAACTATTGCGTACGCAGGTTCTCTAGTATGTCAGAATTGGGGTGAACATCCAACTAATCATGGGTATATCATTTGGGATGTTAAAAAACGCAAACCTGAATATAGAATTATTGAAAATGATTATGCCTATGTAACTTTAGAAATAAACGATGGTAAAATCGTAAATAAAATACCTATGCCTAAGTATCCGAGGTTGCGTATTAAAGTCTGTAAAACTGAGGAGTCTCAATTAAAAAAGATCTTAACTGAGATACGTAAAACATCGCAATTAAAGGATGTAGCAATAATACGGACTGATAGATTATCAGATCAACGGAGTGGTGATAGAAACGCAAAAGATGCGGGTTTAGGAGATGTTAGGGATACCAATTATCAAAATAAATTAATAGTTGATTATCTAGAGCGTAATTTTGTTTTAGACGATGATACTATTAAAACAGTAAAAAAGATAAACAAGGAATTAAATAGTACCATACCACAGGTTGATATGTTTAGGAACCTTACATGGAAACCAATGAAGTTTGAATTTAGTAATATGTTCAGTTATGGTAAAGGTAACTCAGTAGATTTCTCTAATATGAAGGGTGCATATGGATTATTTGCTCCAAATGCATCTGGTAAGAGTGCTCTACTAGACGCTTTAACTTATTGTTTATTTGATAAATGTAGTAGATCATCTCAAGCGAGGGATGTAATGAATAGTGAAAAAACTACATTTCACTGCAAGTTACATTTTAGGATAGATGGTCAAGATTATTTTATAGAGCGTAATGGTAGTAAAGGACTTAAAGGTTGGAAAGAAGGAAAGTATTCAGTAAAAGTTAATTTTTGGACTCTAGATGAACAGGGTAATGAAGTTTCACTTAATGGTGAGGCTAGATATGATACTAATAAACTTATTAGCTCCCATGTAGGTCACTTTGAAGATTTTATACTTACTTCATTATCACTTCAAAATAATAACACAGGATTCATAGATAAATCTCAATCAGAACGAAAAGATTTATTAGCACAATTTTTAGATATAAAGGTGTTTGATGATTTGTGGAGAGCAGCAAATGATGAAATAAAAGATGTAAGCGCATTATTAAAAGATTTTAAAAAGACTGATTTTACACAGCAACTAGCAGATGCAGAGACTGAGCTTGAAATAAAACGTGAACGTAAGCAAGAGGTGAAAAAATCTTCTAGTTCACTAACTGGTAAGATAAATACCCTAGATAAACGTATAACAGTACTTCAATCTAAAATAATAGAATTAGAGTCAGTTAATGATGATATTGACTCTATGAATATTCAGTATATGAAGTATGGTGAGCAGGTAGAGGCTATAAACGATAGATTATATTCAGATGAGAATGTAGCAATCGAGAATAAGGAAAAAATTAAAAAAGCAACTACTGTTCTTAGTGAATACGATATTGATGCAGTGAGTGATAACTACAACCTTTTAATTGAACAACGTGAGTTAGTTAAGGAGTTAATGGCAGAGCGAGATCGTATTAAAGTTGATGTTAAGTATAAGTTAGAAAAGTTAGAAGTAAATAACAATAATTTTGATCCTAATTGCAATTTCTGTAAGGAACGTGAAAGTGCTTCTATTAAAATTCAGGAAACGACTAAATCTAGTTTAGAGCAAGATAAAATAAAAGCTAGTGAAGTTATACAAAAGATTAGAGACTGTGAATCAGTATTACTGATGCATGCAGATTCTGAAATTGATTACAATAAAATTATTAAAATAAATAATTTACTATCAACTATTGAGCGAGAGCGGAATGTAGGTAGAATTGCATATTATCAAGCTAGAGAGAAGCGTGATAAAATTCAACAACTACAGCACGGAGTTGAGCTTGAGATGAAGCAGTATCATGAAAATAAAAAAGCTATCATCCATAATAATAAAACAACTGAGCAGATAAGTGAATTAAGTGGTAAGAGTGATGAGTTAGTTGATACTAAGGTTGGTATTGAAGAGGAGTATATGACTCTACATGGAGCTATTGAAGTTGCATTATCTACTAAAAATAGTATATCACATTCTATAAAGAAGGCAAGTGAACTCGAGCAGAAGTTTAAAGCATACGAGTACTATCTAGATGCCGTTCAGAGAGACGGTGTCCCTTATGAACTAATTACACAGGTAATACCTATCATAGAAGAAGAAGTTAATGATATACTAGCGCAAATAGTTGAGTTTAAAATTATGTTTGAACTAGATGGTAAGAACATTAACACATACATTGTGTATAGTGAAGATAAGACTTGGCCACTAGAACTTACTTCAGGTATGGAGAAGTTTATATCCTCTCTAGCTATTAGAACTGCACTAGTCAATGTATCTAATCTACCAAGACCTAACTTTCTAGCTATAGATGAAGGTTTAGGTAATTTAGATTCAGAAAACCTTAACTCATTATTTATGCTATTCACCTTCTTGAAATCTCAATTTGACTTACTTATGATTATAAGTCATTTAGACTCAGTAAGAGATGTTGTAGATAATTTGATTGATATTACTAAAGTAAATGGGTTCTCGAAAATAACGCACGAATAAAGTTTTGTCATACTTATTTATATAGTAACATATAGATAGGGCTCATGACATATAAAGACAGAAAAACCAATTCAAAACAAGGAGCAGCTACCAGCTATCCTGGTATTATATCACGCTTAGATAACAGGCCTTCCAAAAAAGGTCTGCTTAAACTAGATGTATGTGTAAACGACTCATCAGATTACAGTTTATATTACTTTAATATAATTACTAAACCGCTAGAGTTAAAATTAGGTGGAAATATATTTGAATTTGCTCCCCCTAGGAATAGATTTGTTGTAAATTCTCAAATTTTATTTGAAGCAGTTGATGTAAATGGTACTCCAATACCGTATGAAATATTGCCTCAAAAAGTAGGTAGTCAGACAATACGGATGTGTATTGCAGTGGATAGTGAGACACCACAAGGTCCGGGAGCAATTACTCTAGTTGGTGAAGCATTGGTAGATGAATGCGGATGTGCACTACCAGAAGATTGTCAAGATAGGTTCAATGTACGGTGGTCTTCAATAATTCAAGTTAAAAATGATGATATATCTGGTACTATTGAATATGATACAGCACCAACTATAACTGTATCAGAAACACAGATACCCTGGACATATGAAACTTATGAAGATGTGTATGATATAAACCCAGGTGCTCCTGGTCAACCATACACAGTATCTGGTTCATATTCACCAACCTATAACTCACAACCTACAGCTAGTAAAACAGGTAAGGTCGACTACAACCTGCTAGTAGCACCTGACACGCAGTCACTGGGTACGGGGAAGATAACTGCACTATCATCTACTGACCTAAGATTTTCAGCTAGCATGGTTGGTGGTATTATATACGTATCGGGAGGTCAATCCCATATTAATAACCTTGTACAACCTATAGATCCAAAACGGAATCGCTACTATGCACCTGCATTTTACGCTACAATAAGTGCAGTTGTAAATGCTACTGAAGCAGAGGTGACCCCTGCTTATATGGTTAAAGCAGTTAACCCTGGAGGTGATATACAAGACTATCCAGCAACATCCTTTCATACAAATCAAGGATTACAGCTATCTTGGAACGAAACCTCTGCATCAATAGCATACACTGAACCAGGTGTAGAGACAACAACTTTAACTCAAGTTTTAAAAACAGTCGAACAGCATGTATCATATGCTGATATCACTATTAATGGATTACGACCATTATGTGGTGTTGCAACTGATGTTGAAGTGTATGTTAGAAGTACTCGTGTAGAAGGTGCGTTAACTAAGTTGACTGAATTTCCGATAGAACCAACTAATATTAATTTAGATGATTCAAGAAATACAGAGAGTGGTAATTTAAAAGCATTTCTCGATTTTGGTATATTTGACAATCAAAATGTAATTAATACATACTGGGAAAAGGGTGGTAATAAATCAACTACGGTAGAAACTGCTACACTAGTTAAAAATGATATAAATTTATTAAATGCATGTAGAATAAGCAGCAATTCAACAACCGCAATTGAAAACAGAACAGACTTCACTACACTCAGTCAGAAATTAGCATATACTAAAACTTTATCAGCTAATACCAATTACTTTATTGAATTTGATGCATTCTCTGATCCAATTACTAGCAACAAATTAAAAGCTTCTATTGATGTATATGTATCTGGATCTGGTATTGAGCCAACCGATAAAGCAAATCAAGATGAAAAGGAATTAGGTAGGTATATAGGTAGTATCACAAGTAATGGCACTGCTCCGTATGGTGAAACATACATCGGTAACTGTTTTGAATTTAAAAATATTATAAAAGGAGTCACCAAACCTATATTTGTTGTGCGGACAGGGGTATGGTCTCTTGCTAATATTAAACTTACTTCAGCTCCAGGACTACCCGTAGAGACTGGTGTTACACCAAATACTATTAGAACATTAATACCGATGCCGGCAATTACACGGTTTAATGATCAGTATATATTTGAACTTCGTTATAAAAATAAAAATGGATCAGCTAAAAAAGTATCTAGATTTGAAAATGCTCAATTCGAAGGAAATGATGCAAGTGCATTCATTGCAAGTCAGCCTAACTCAACTTACTTATCACCATGGTTTAACGGGATAGGTGCACTCACTTCATCTAAGAATGTTCTTATAACTGGATCATTATTTGTAAGTGAGCGAATATTTGCAAATGAATTTCATACCAACATAGTAACAAGCTCTATTATTTTTCAAGAGGGGGATACAATATTTGGTAATTCAGATGATGATACACATTTCATTCAAGGTAACATAACTGCTTCAAACAATATAAGTGCAAGTGGTAATATTGAAATACAACACATTACTGCTTCTGGTAAGCAGGTATTTTCATCAACCGGTAATAGCTACCTAGGTGATCCAGCAGCTTTTAATGTGAATTCAAATGGTGATAAAATTATATTGTATAGTGATGGTTCCTCTTATGATGCTAGAGTTGGTGTTGGTCCAACGAACAACTTATGGTTAAAATCTTACGGAGAAACAAGCAATGAAGGTACCATTGAACTACATACAGGAGGCAGTGAGAGAATAATTGTTACTGGTGATGGTAAAGTTGGT